GCGCCCGTTACCGGGTTCCTGCATATGCCCGAAGGTGAAGGTCCGTTCCCGACCGTGCTGATGTGCGGCGGGCTGGACTCTCTGCAAATTGACTATTACAGCCTGTATGAGCGCTACTTCGCACCAAAAGGGATCGCGATGCTGACGCTGGATATGCCCTCAATTGGCTTCTCCTCCAAATGGAAATTGACTCAGGATTCCAGCCTGCTGCACCAGCATGCGCTAAAAGCGCTGGAAAACATTCCGTGGGTTGACCACACCCGCGTGGCGGCATTCGGCTTCCGCTTTGGCGCAAACGTCGCGGTGCGTCTGGCTTACCTTGAATCCTCCCGCCTGAAAGCTGTCGCCTGCCTTGGACCGGTCGTTCACGCCCTGCTCAGCGATCCCGCACGCCAGGGGAGCGTGCCCGAAATGTACCTTGATGTGCTGGCCAGCCGTCTTGGCATGCATGATGCATCAGACGAAGCGCTGCGCGTTGAGCTCAATCGCTACTCGTTAAAAACGCAAGGGTTGTTGGGACGTCGCTGCCCGACGCCGATGCTGTCGGGGTTCTGGAAAAACGATCCGTTCAGTCCGGAAGAAGAGTCGCGCTTAATCACGTCGTCATCTGCGGATGGCAAACTGCTTGAGGTGCCGTTCAGCCCGGTCTATCAGAATTTCGATAAAGCTCTGAAGGAGATTACGCGCTGGATCGCTCAGAGATTGTGTTAATAGATTGCTAAATTTCGCTGGTTTGGTAAAACAGTGGCTTCACAAAAGGAGATCGCAATGACGTTACCGAGTGGACACCCGAAAAGAAGATTGATTAAGAAGTTCATGGCTCTTGGCCCGTATATTCGAGAAGAGCAGTGTGAAGAGAATCGCTTTTTTTTCGACTGCCTGGCTGTATGCGTCAACGTGAAGCCTGCACCCGAAAAACGTGAATTCTGGGGCTGGTGGATGGAAATGGAAGCAGAGGAAAAACGCTTTACGTATAGCTACCAGTTTGGCCTGTTTAATAAAGACGGTAACTGGCAGGCCACCACCATTAAAGATCAGGAAGTGATCGATCGCCTGGAATATACCCTGAAAGAGTTTCACGACAAAGCGAGCGCACTGCTGGCCACCCTGGATCTTAAGTTCGAGCCAGCGGATGATTTTTCCAGCGAAGCGGTGAAGCTGACTGCCTGATAGCGTCACAGCGCCGGGTGGCGGCTTCGCCTTACCCGGCCTACAAAATGCACTATCCCGTAGGCCCGGTAAGCGCAGCGCCACCGGGCAAAAAAAATCCCGGCTTATCTGCCGGGATTTTCTTATTCGGATAATCTTAGAACTGGTAGGTCATACCCAGGGCAACGATATCATCGCTGCTCACGCCCAGTTTATTATCGTCGTCAATCTGGTTAATTTTATAATCAACAAACGCGGACATATTTTTGTTGAAGTAATAGGTCGCGCCAACGTCAATATATTTCACCAGATCTTCGTCACCAATACCTTCGATATCTTTGCCTTTAGACTGGACATAACCCAGGGAAGGACGCAGACCGAAATCGAACTGATATTGTGCAACGACTTCAAAGTTCTGTGCTTTATTGGCAAATCCGCCAGAAATTGGCGTCATGTTGCGGGTTTCTGAATACATCGCTGCCAGATAAATATCGTTCGCGTCATATTTCAGACCGGTAGCCCAGGCTTCGGCTTTCTGCCCCTGACCACGCGCCAGCAGGTTCTGCGCATTGGTGCGGTCAGAGTTAGTGTAAGCACCGCTGACGGCGAAATCGCTGCCGCCGAAGTCATAGCTCAGAGAGGTACCAAAACCGTCACCGTTCTGCTTCTTGGCATCACGGTTTTCGTTTTTACCCTGGTACTGCAGGGTCATGTCCAGGCCGTCAACCGCGCCGAAGAAGTCGGTGTTGCGGTAGGTGGCAAGACCGGTCGCACGCTTGGTCATGAAGTTATCGGTCTGAGCGGAAGAGTCGCCGCCGAACTCAGGGAACATGTCGGTCCATGCTTCGACGTCATACAGCGCACCCAGGTTACGACCGTAATCCAGAGAACCAAAGTTTTTCAGCTTCAGGCCCGCGAACGCCAGACGGGTTTTCTGAGAGGAGTCGCTCTCGGCTTTGTTACCCGCAAATTCAGATTCCCAACGACCATAGCCCGTCAGCTGATCGTTAATCTGGGTTTCGCCTTTAAAACCGAAACGAACGTAAGTTTGATCGCCATCTTTGGTGGCATCATCGCTGATGTAGTGCATGGCTTTCACTTTGCCGTACACGTCCAGCTTATTACCATCTTTATTATAAACTTCAGCTGCGTGAACGGATGCAGAAGCCACTACGCCCATAACCATTAATGCCAGAGTGCTCTTTTTCATTTTCGATCCTGTCTTATAAACGCGCTAAAAAATTCGCTGGACGATAAGCTCATGCTTAAGTCCCGTGAAAAAACAGGAAGGGTTTTATCGTTCTGGAATGAAACTTTTATGACAAACTAAGAATAATTTTAAAAAACTGTGATTTATTATTTCGGTAATAAAAGTGTCAAATTCTCCCGCTACGCTTCCTGATCCCGCGCAACAAAGTGTTTCGCGATGTGCTAAGGCAGTTGGCAACGGGGCTGACTCCTGCTAAAACGTTCGTTCGACATTACTTTCCCTTATCGTTGAACGGCAGAGAATCATGAGTGACAGCCAGACGCTGGTGGTAAAACTCGGTACCAGTGTGTTAACAGGCGGATCGCGCCGCCTAAATCGCGCCCACATTGTTGAGCTTGTACGTCAGTGCGCTCAGTTACATGCCGCAGGGCATCGTATTGTAATTGTGACCTCTGGGGCGATTGCCGCCGGGCGTGAACACCTGGGTTACCCCGAACTCCCCGCGACGATCGCCTCTAAACAGCTGCTGGCCGCCGTGGGACAAAGCCGACTCATTCAACTCTGGGAACAGCTGTTCTCTATCTATGGCATCCACGTCGGGCAGATGCTGCTGACGCGTGCGGATATGGAAGACAGAGAGCGCTTCCTGAACGCCCGCGATACTCTGCGCGCGCTGCTGGACAACAATATCGTTCCGGTCATTAATGAGAACGATGCCGTTGCTACCGCTGAAATCAAAGTGGGTGATAACGATAACCTCTCTGCGCTGGCCGCCATTCTGGCTGGCGCCGATAAATTACTGCTTCTGACCGATCAGCAGGGGCTGTTCACCGCCGATCCGCGCGCTAACCCGGAAGCCGAGCTGATTACCGACGTTCACGGCATCGACGATGCGCTGCGCGCCATCGCCGGTGACAGCGTGTCCGGCCTCGGAACGGGCGGCATGGGGACCAAGCTGCAGGCCGCCGACGTGGCGTGCCGCGCCGGTATCGACACCATCATTGCCGCGGGCAGCCGCCCTGGCGTGATTGGCGACGTGATGGAAGGCATCTCCGTTGGCACCCGCTTCCACGCTCAGGAATCCCCGCTGGAAAACCGTAAACGCTGGATATTTGGCGCGCCGCCTGCGGGCGAACTCGTCGTCGATGAAGGGGCGACCGCCGCGATTCTGGAACGAGGAAGTTCATTACTTCCTAAAGGAATTAAAAGCGTGACAGGCAACTTCTCCCGTGGTGAAGTGATCCGTATCCGTAACCTCGAAGGCCGCGACATCGCCCACGGCGTAAGCCGCTATAACAGCGATGCCCTGCGCCGCATCGCGGGTCACCATTCGCAGCAGATCGACGCCATTCTGGGCTATGAATATGGCCCGGTTGCCGTGCATCGCGATGACATGATTATTCGTTAAGGAGCCAGAACATGCTGGAAAAAATGGGCGCCGCCGCGAAGGCCGCCTCTTATAAACTGGCGCTCCTTTCCAGCCGCGAGAAAAACCGCGTGCTGGAAAAAATCGCTGATTATCTGGAATCACAGTCCCAGGAAATTCTGCTCGCCAACGAGCAGGATTTACTGGAAGCGCGTCGCAACGGTCTGAGCGAAGCGATGCTCGACCGCCTGGCATTGACCCCGGCCCGCCTGAAAGGCATCGCCGACGATGTTCGTCAGGTCTGCAATCTGGCCGATCCGGTAGGGCAGGTGATTGACGGTGGGCTGCTGGACAGCGGTTTACGCCTGGAGCGCCGTCGCGTGCCGCTCGGCGTTATCGGCGTTATTTATGAAGCCCGTCCAAACGTGACGGTGGATGTCGCCTCCCTGTGCCTGAAAACCGGCAACGCCGCTATTCTGCGCGGTGGGAAAGAGACCTGGCGCACCAACGCCGCGACGGTGAAAGTCATTCAGCAGGCGCTGGAAGAGTGTGGCTTACCAGCGGGTGCCGTGCAGGCAATTGAGAGCCCGGACCGCGCGCTGGTCAACGAAATGCTGCGCATGGACAAATACATCGACATGCTGATCCCACGCGGCGGCGCGGGGCTGCACAAGCTGTGCCGCGAGCAGTCGACGATTCCGGTGATCACCGGTGGTATTGGCGTGTGTCATATCGTGGTAGACGACAGCGCTGAGATTGCTCCTGCGCTGAAGATTATCGTTAACGCGAAGACCCAGCGTCCTAGCACCTGTAACACCGTTGAAACGCTGCTGGTGCATCAGGACATAGCGAACACCTTCCTGCCGGCCCTGAGCAAACAGATGGCAGAGAGCGGCGTGACGCTGCATGCTGACGCCAGTGCGCTCGCACTGCTGCAGGATGGCCCGGCTAACGTCGTTCCCGTCAACGCGGAGCAGTACGACGACGAGTTTCTGTCACTGGATCTGAACGTGAAAATCGTGAGCGATCTTGACGACGCGATTGCGCACATCCGTGAGCATGGCACGCAGCATTCTGACGCCATCCTGACGCGTACGCTGCGCAATGCGGATCGCTTCGTGAACGAAGTGGATTCCTCTGCGGTGTATGTGAATGCCTCCACCCGCTTCACCGACGGCGGCCAGTTCGGCCTCGGCGCTGAGGTGGCGGTCAGCACGCAGAAACTGCACGCGCGCGGTCCGATGGGGCTGGAAGCGCTGACCACGTACAAGTGGATCGGCTTCGGCGACGATACGATTCGTGCGTAAATAATCACGGGTGATGCAAAAATAGCCGTTTGATTCAAAAGGGCATTGACGCATCACCCGGATAGATCTAACCTTTTGCCCCGTGGTTACACTCGTAACCGGCCTCTCAGGGCCGATATAGCTCAGTTGGTAGAGCAGCGCATTCGTAATGCGAAGGTCGTAGGTTCGACTCCTATTATCGGCACCACTAACCACGCGGGTTCACGCGATATTCACCAGTTCAGCAAAAGCGCCTTGTGCCATATTTGTGCCATTTCCAGCCAGGAATGAGTCGATTTGCATGGCATGCTGCGTCAGGTGATTCGGTGCCAGATGGGCATAACGCTGTACCATCTCGATACTTTCCCACCCGCCCATTTCCTGTAGCGCACTGAGTGGCACGCCGGACTGTACAAGCCAGCTCGCCCAGGTGTGCCGCAGGTCATGGAAACGGAAATTTTCTATTCCCGCCCGCCTTAACGCTGCGCGCCATGCCGTGTTAGCATCAGACCGCATTTTGCGCACCGCCTTTGTTCTCGTTCCATCCGGGCGAACGGATGATTCAGTGTGAACAAAGACCCACCGGTTATGTTTCCCCAGCTGCTCCCGCAGCACCTTGCAGGCCGATTCGTTCAGGGCGACCCCAATCGCCCTTCCTGCTTTCGCGTCCTCGGGATGAATCCATGCGACCTTCCTCTGCATATCAATTTGCGACCACTCCAGATCGGTGATGTTCGACCTGCGCAGCCCCGTCGCCAGTGCAAAAATAACAACTGGCTTCATATGCTCGGGAAGCTCCCGGATCAGGTTCGCCGCTTCCTCTTTGGTTAGCCAGCGAATACGCTTATTTTTCGGCACCGGGCATTTAATGTTCGGCGCTTTGGCTATCCATCGCCATTCGTTGGCCGCGCATCGTAACAGCGCCCGGATGAAAGCAAGGTGCGTCGCCTTCGTCGCCAGCGACGCTGGTTTATCCTTAAATTCAGGAATCGGCTTACCTCTTCGCAGCAGGCTGTCCCGTTTAGCCTCCCAGTTCATTCGATGTTTGCGATTAACCATCGAACTCACCGCCGACAAGATCCTGTCTTCCGTGATTGCTGACAGGTCCATTCCTTTGAAGTGCATCCTCCAGAATCCGATCCGGCTTTTGTCATCGTCCAGGCTTTTCTTGTGCTGCTTTTCGTTAAGCCAGCGAACGCACGCTTCATCGAACGTTCGCGGCTTAAACTCCCCCATCTTATCAACTCGCCATGCTTCAGCTTTCAGCTGATCATAGAGTTCCTGCGCTTGCCTTTTGTCCGTTGTCCCAAGAGACCGTCTAATTCGACTTCCACCAGGCGTAACGAAGTCGCAGTGCCACGTACCGGCACGTTGTTTGATTGACATGCTTTATCCTCCTGCACATCAACCGCATTCACGGGTTGATTGTGGATCGGGTTCTTCACTGCCGCAATACAGTCTGTTTTGCAGATCAGGTATGGGCTTTTTTTCTTATGTGGATTTTTTCGGGTAGCAGCCAGGCGACCGGACTTTATCCACTGGGCAATCGTGCCTTTATCCACTTTTAGGAAGGCGGCGGCCTCATCTCTGGTAAAGACTTCTTCTTCCATCGATGTTCTCCAGTGGCCCCAGCTGGGGCCGTTATTGTTAATCAGTGTGCCTGTGCTGGCAGGTTTCGAAGTTTACGAACGCCGATCATTGCTGTGGCGACATAGCTGGTGGCCCGGTTGACGACTTCGACGGTGACCTTCATGCCATCCACTTCAACGGTGTAATTTGTCTGGTGCTTCTGCCTGCCGTAATCGCCATATTTTGCGTGGTGCGCCGAAATCATCGGTGTACCAGGTATTAGGCTGGATTATCCTGAACATTGGCTGACTCCTGATTGCGCTTTAATTCCTCTCGGTATGCTGCAACCTCTTTGGCTTTCCTTTTCTGCCGCGGTGATGGCTTTGCGTGCTCCCAAACAAAAGGCCAGTTGCTACCCCATACCAGCCAGCGTCTATTGCTAATTCGATATGTATTATTGATGTGAGCTCCAAGCAGCCGACTGGCTTTTCTGTTATTCATGACAGCCCCCTCTGCTTATTCCTCAATTCGATTTCTTGCTGGCAACTGGAGCACGTCTGGCAGCCTGGAACTGCAGCGCGCCGCGGCTCGGGAATTGGTTCGTCGCATTCTTCACAACGCTCAGCTGATACGGCGTTGCGGTTGAGTCGGTGAGCGGATAGGGCAGCGTTACGCTGAAGCTCTTCAATCTCTGCTGCGGTGTCGATGATGCCCACGGTTAATACTCCCCAAGAGCCTTGCTGATGGCAGCACTAACCATATTTGTGTATTTGTCACCAAGAACAACATAGCCGCGAGTCTGCAGCTCAATGATTGATTGCAGAGCTTCGAGCAAATCAGGTGCAGCTGCTATCAGATGCGCATTCGCGATTGTTTTATCGAAAGATGTCTGCCCGTCTCCTCCGATGTTTGGTGGTGTACTTTGTAGATAAGCAATTTCGTGCAGCGATTCTGATGAATTAATTTCTAAGCAAGCCACATTGTCGTCACTTGCGCTACTGTGAGAAAAACTCCACTTTCCCGGAGTACCCTTAAACTCTTTCATACTCACTGCTCCCGGAACTGTCGGTTAATTCGGTTGAAGGTGAACGCCAGCAATAAAAAAGGCCGCGATAGCGACCTGGTGATTTGCTTTTTCATAGTGGGTTTCGTTTGGGTTTGTTTTTCGCAGCTCCAGCAAAAAACAGAGCGTAAACGAGAGCAGATGCCGCTAATGCTGTATGGTCAGTAACGATAAGGGCATAGATTGTCATTACGGATAGAGGAATGCTTAGCCACAACCATTTCATTTCCTCAAGGACGAACTCATAGGTCAGGCTTCCGCAGAAAACCCCAATCCACGCCAAAACAGAAATAATCAGGTACGAGTAATAGGCAAACTGTTGTGCCTGCTCATTACCGAAAAGAAGACACCCGATAATGGCCAGGCTAATTGCCGTTGATAATATTTTGCTCATGCTGCACCGCCTTGCCCGCCAACCAGAAATGCACAGTCCTTCTTGTGCTCGCTGCAAGACCAGACCACTTCGTCATCGCCACGGAAAATATTCACTTCTACGATCGTCTTATGCTTCGCCACTGCACCGCATTTGCATTTAGCGGAGGTGTTTTTGCTTTTGGCTGACACGCTGCTAACCCTTGGATATTTGCTCACTATTCAACTCCGAAGCGGCGATTAAGCCGCCCTGTGTATACGACGAACTCCAGGAGGCTAACTCCCAGAGCTTCAATTTTCTTGTGATGCTTGTTGATGATGGGAGGCACCGTTTCGTTCCAGTTAGGCTTTGGCTTCTTGCGCATGGCCTACTGGATTTCTTCGGTGCAGCGGCGGCAGGCGGCGCGGATGGCGTTGTCTGTTTCTGGCGTCATGCGGCCTCCGTTTTCACAACTTGGATGGCGCAGCCGGGTAGCAATTCAACCGCGGCGGTGGCGCACTGATTGCCCCAGTGGTGCCAGCCCGGCGCCGCGCAGCGGCTAAATAACTCAATGCGCGGCACATCACCGTAAAGCAGCTCCAGCCGATGGCGCACTTCCCACGGCTTTTCGCTGTGCGCGCCGAGCGGGCTGTAGACAACCTGCTTAATCCCGGCGTGCTTACGTTCCAGCCCGGCGCCGCGGGTAGCAATCAGCAGGTCTTCGGTATTGGCCCGGGTGTGGTTTCCACCGTTCATGCGCGTCTCGGCGTTTAGCAGATCGAGGAAGTCGTAAAAGTCGGCGACTTCACCCTCGGCCAGCGCCTTGTTGATGCGCAGTTCCGCGTTCTGATTCAGCTTCACCCATGTAAAGCCCTTCATCGTGCGAACCGTAAAACCCCAGGCTTCGGCCAGTTCGATAGCCTCCTGGTTATGTGTGCCGGTGTACCACATCGCCAGCACCGCGTTATCGGCGGCAAGTTCCCACACTGGCAGGCGCTTGATGTCGATGAGCTTCATGGTGGAGTAGTGGTCGGCGGCGGCACCGTTACTGATGGTGTTGCCGTAAGACCAGGGCGGATCGACATACAGAAGTGAGTATTTCGCTGTCATGCCGCCTCCTGCCTTTCCCGATATTCCTCAGCGAGTCTCTGCGCCTTTAATGGATTGCAGACCACTTCACCCCATGGCATTAGCCAGCCGTTACCAATGAAGGGAAGGAACAGTGTGCCAACCCTGATGTCGTCGTGAGCGTGAGTCATTAGTCACTCCTTGAAGCGCCGCCGAGGCCTTTTCGGTTATCGTTGAGATATGGGTCGGCTGGCGTGTAATTGGATGGGGCAGGGGGTGAATCGTCGTTAGCTCTTTCTTGCTGGATGATTTGGTAAAGCTCTTTGCGATCAGCTCGCTCAGAGGGTGAAAGCTTCCTGTCAGGGATTGGACGGAGAAGATATTTTCGATACTCGGGGGTAAATTTGTTCATTGGTTTCTCCTGGCCGGGAGATGCTTCAAAAGGGTATGTCGTCGTCGAAGTCCATTGGGGCATCTTGCTGTCCATGCGCTTGCTGTGGGGTTCCCCATCCTCCTTGTTCACCACCATGTTGCGGTCGCTGTTGTTGCTGACGCTGTCTACTACTATGTTGCGGCTGGTTACCATTCTGCTGGCCAGCACCTGCTGGTACGCCACCACCCTGACGACCACTGAGCATTTGCATGGTGCCGCCGACGTTTACAACAACCTCTGTGGTGTACTTCTCCGTGCCTGCCTGATCTGTCCATTTGCGGGTGCGAAGCTGACCCTCGATATAGACCTGAGATCTTTTGCGCAGGTATTCACCGGCCACTTCTGCCAGTTTTCCGAACAGAACGACGCGGTGCCATTCCGTTTGCTCTTTGAGCTCGCCAGTGGCTTTATCTCGCCATGACTCCGAAGTTGCCAGCGTCACGCTGCACACTGCGCCTCCGGAGGGAAGATAACGGACCTCGGGGTCTTGCCCGAGGTTGCCGACGAGGATCACTTTGTTGATGCCCTTTGCCATTTAAGCCGCCTGTTTAAGTTCTTTTAGTCGAATGCCGGTGACGTCTTTGCATTTAGCCTGGTGATCAGCAAAACCATTCAGACGTGACCATGTTGTCGCGTATTGCGCCTGCAATTTTTTGCTGTCGTTTTCATTACTGGCGTACTGAGTAAATTCAGCGAGAATTTGATCGGCATCTGCCGGTTGCACCTGATGGGTTTCGGCATCCGCGTCGATTGCAGTTTCCTCAGTTGGGATGCAAAACGCCTGAAACGCCGCGTATTTGTATGCTATCGACATGGCCTTGTTTGTGGCCTTGTCGCCGCTATCCATCGCTTCACCATAGGTGGTGACAGTGTGGATGCTACCGTCCTCGGTGCTGACGAAATCGAAGTCACCACGAACCGTGATGTAGAACAGCGCACCGCCATTTTTGCTGGTTCGCTCGACGCTGGTGCGTTCGGTGTAGCGGGGTAGGATCAGGAGTTTGTTTTTTACCAACTCCGGGGCCAGCGCGTTGTAAATGTCGTCGATACCACGAAACGCGTAATTGACCTGACTCCCTTGCTTCCTTTCTTTGCTGATACCCTTCTCAGCCAGCGCTGAAGCAACGCCGCTAATGGCGGCGTATACTTTTTTATCTGTCATGTGTAGTTCCCCGCAAATTCATCCCAACTAATGATCGGGTTCTGCCGCTCGGCAGCCAGGTTAACTTGCTCGTCATCACCATCCGACTTTTCCGGCAGCACGTCACGCATAAGGCGCAGGAATGACTCTTCATCCCACCGTTCTGCCGCCGTCATGCTGCACGCTCCTGATGAGTGATGACGTACCCCTGCTCAGCCAGCCATTCGATGACTTCTGCGCCGTCGAGCTGCGGTAGCACGTCACGGGTTTTAACGGTACCGGCCAGCACAACGCCCTCCATCTCAACTTTGATGGTGTTGTGGGGGCCGACAGATGTGCGCATGTCTACGCACTCGCATGTGATATTCATGAATCACCTCAATATTTGATATGCGCGTCCTGCACTTTGCCGCCAGCGATAGCCAGCAGTGCTTTCTGCGCGAATTCTTCGGGGATGCCCTGAGCTATAAGGTCGGCGATGACGCGACGGTTGATGGTGCGGCGGTGCTCTTTGTCTGCGGCGCGGCGGGCTTCTTCTTCAGCTTTGCGCTGCTCTTCGGCCAGGCGGGCGGCTTCTGCCTCTTCCTGGCGGCGGCGCTCGGCGGCAACGGCTTCTTCTTTTTCACGTCGTGCACGCTCTTCTGCTTCCTGCTTCTCGCGTGCCGCACGCTGTTCCGCTTCGATGCGCTGGCGCTCCGCCAGCTCTGCACGCGCTTTCTCTTCAGCTTCACGGCGTGCTGCGGATTCAATCTCTGCTTTGTGCTTCGCTTCGGCATCGCGGCGGGCTTGTTCTGCCGCTTCGCGCTTAATGCGTTCTTCGTGATCACGCTGAGCCTGTTCCGCCTGACGGCGCTGCTCTTCGCGGTCACGGTCAAAATCCTTATTCATCAGAAGGGCCATTTCGTGGTCCGCTTCAAACTTGGCCGCCAGCTCTTGATCGAACTTGACGTTCATTTCCAGCGCTTCAGCGTGGAGCGCGTTCATGGCTTCTTCAGCCTTAATGCGCTCCTGCTCTGCTTCCCATTCGGTGAGTGGGCGGCGGGTCGCATCGCGCAGCTCGTCACAAGCATCAACGAATCGCTTAATTTCGGCCTCAGCGGGGCGCACAGCTTCTTTCAGGCGCTTCAGGTACTCACGGCCCGGCTTTTCGATTGTCGTCTTGCTGCGGGACACCTGCGCCGCCAGAGAGGCGACGCGATCACGGCCTTTCTTCGTGGACAGGTCCGGCACTTCGTTTACTGCCTGGCGGATTTGCTCGAGGTAAGCGTCAAGGCCGCCAGCTACGTAAAGCACTGGCGCCTGCTCCGGCTTGATTTCGATGACAGTTAAGTCCGTTACTTCGCTCATGGTTTCTCCTGAAATTTGGATGTGCAGATCCCGCCCGCAGAAAGCCAGGCCGATCGGTTGAATAGGGTGGTTAGTGCTGGATAGGGTTGCCGTGACCGTCTAGAAGGACGTCAATCACGCAGTCACTGAGGCGGATGATTTCTGCATCGGTGTGCAGGTACACCCATTTGCGCTCCTGAATGACCGCTGAGACTCGATAGGTGCGGCCTTCATGCATTGCCATCATGCCAGGAGTGACGCACTGGCGAATGAGCGGGGTGGTGCCGTAGTGGTGCATCATACCTTCACCTTAACCTGTTTCAGGAGGCCAGCAACATGCATCTTCCAGCGGTTCAGTGTCAGCTTGTCGCGCGGTGCCGATACTGATGTCAGCTGCCACTCGTTATCGTTGAGCTTTTTGGCGGTGTACTGCTTGCCATTGTGGGTGACTGTCATGATGCCTCCCGTGCTTTAGCATTTGCCGCATTGATGGCGTCAATATTCATCAGACAGTAGATTGCACATTCAGCGTCGTAATTACTCAACCCGCCACTTGCCATCTTATTAAGGGCGGAAGCAGTTAAGCCGATTTTGAAGCAGATAGAGCCGTGTTTAGGGCCATATCCATAGCGATGATCTTCACGCTGATCGCTCCAATGGGCGTAGTTTTTTGTGCCAAAATAACGCTCGCTCAGGCGGGTGAATCCCGACGCAATGTCGTTAATCGCATCTTCAACACACCCGCGCCGCTCCATGCTTTGCTTCGGGTCTCCGAAATTAACGATCGTCATGCCATGCTGGACCATCTCAACCGTAAGGCCTTTATTGGCCTGGTTGATGCCTTCAGACACGGCAATCAGCTCTTTACCGATGCGTGAGGTGTCATCAACAAACTTCGCCTTCAACTGAGCCAGTTCGGCTTCAATTGCCATTTTCTTTTTGGTCAATTCGATAAGAGTCATAATCATCTCCGCGCTTAAGCCGCGCCGCTGAACGTTAACAAAGACTTCTGCGCTAATGGGCGGTGGATGGCCGCCGATTGTCATAACTAAGCCGCCTCGGTGAAGCGACTGAGGTATAACTGCCCATGAATCGGCATGGGCGACCGGGCTTAAATCAGATTTATATGTCCCCACAACCCATCACCTGAAATGATGTGCCTCTGCGCTACTTGAACGCGTTAAGCTGGTTGAGATAGCGATCTGCTTGCTTTCTGAAGGTTCTCGCTGCGTTCTTGCGTTACGGCTAAGCCATACCGTTAGCAATAGGGACAGGATGAGCAGGCTTTGCATGTTCTTCCTGTTTGGAGCTGTAAGTTATTCCTCGATGTTGGTTTTCAGTCGTCACTGTTACCTGTTACATAACTCCTCCGATACAGTGCGCCGCGTCGAAAAGGGTGGCAGCGGCTAGCCATTGGAACGTGATGCCCAATCGGGCGTGAAAGACTCTGTGATTCAGCCCAGCCCACTCAGCTTCGAATGGATTGGAATAAATCTTTTTTCGCTTTGCCATAATTGCCGCTCTTCCTGAGCCCGCCTATGGTCCGACGCATGGTTTACTGTCGCGCCGTTCGACTGACCGAATCTCCACTTCGCTGCTGGCTAACTTCGCTCAGCTGTCGATGTTTCGTTTCGATGGAATGATAATGTACCAATAGTTCATTCGTGTAAAGTACCATAAGTACATTTACTGTGAATGGAAAGTTCATATGCAATTATCTTTATGAACTTTAAGGAGAAATATTTTTGAGTTTTTTATTGATTGAGGCGAGGGGGGATGGGGCTGGTTTGATTTATTAGAGGTTCGTCACATCAACAAGCCTTGTGTGACCATTGAAAGTTGCGAAAAGTCCGCCGTCTGGCTCAACTACTGAAAGTTCAGCGTATCGAAGGAAGTCTGTTTTGATAACGGACATCAACACCTCTCCGGTATCAATGTTTATGACCTCAAGCCGGTGCGCGTAAAAATCATCTTTGTTTTTGCTGCCGGCAAACGATAGGGCGATGTAGCGCCCAAATTCAGATATGGACGAACTGATGAGGTGAGTGGAAGTTTCTATCTTGAATAACTCTTTCCCGGTGTTATCCATGACTATGGCTGCAGCCATGTTGTTGTCTTTGCCGGTATGTACAGAAAATAAAAATCGCCCGTTAACAGCTATGCATTGAGGCTTAGGAGAAAGCTGCCCGCCGAGCTTAACCATAAAAATGAATTTTTCATTCTTCAATACCGCCAGAGTGTCATCTCTGAGATTGCTTCCATCACGCTTGAAAGCACCTAGCTGCCAACATTTATCGTGGCTTAATTTGCAGGTGATGAAGTGGTCGCCAAGCTCGTATAAGGCGCTTCCATCACTCAGATCTGTAACCTTAATTGCTTCCATGCTTAACTTCCTCAGCTATGAAATCTGTATGCCCTTGACTGGCTTACCAGCACTTTCGCGCAGATGCGGAGAGAAGAAAAATCACCATCTTCGATGTACCAGGTTTCATATTTTTTATTGTCTGAAATCACAGCTAATTTTTTGTGCTGCTTTTGAAGTCGCTTTATGTAGAGATCATTGTCCAGAACGAAAATGTATATGCCGTCACCGTCAAAGCAGTCGATGCTGACGTCGACGAAGATCTGGTCTCGCGGCTCGAACGTGCCAGACATCGAATCGCCATTCACGGCAATCATTTTTATGTGGTCAGCTGGGCGCCCACCAAATACGGCGCGAGCCTCTTCGGTTGAATACTCTATGGATCGTATTGTTTCAATGAACTCATCTCGCACAAGAATTCCTTGCCCAGCGCTAGCTTGAATATCAAAAACGTCTACACGGAAAGAATCGTCCCTCATTGCCATATGCCCTTCAGATATGCCATCTGCTGCACTATCGCCTAATAGGTAAGACGAGGATGTGCCAATTATAGCCGCCAGTTCCTGCAGCTTGCCACGTCTTGGAATAGCCTCCCCATTGAACCACTTGCTTACCGCTTTAGGCGTGAGCTTCATTCGCTTGGCTATTTCAGCCTGACGTCCATGAGCAGGTAAACCAGCTTTATCACAGGCCAGCGCTAGCCGTTGGGAAAACTCTTTACGCGCTTTTTCTTCTTGAACCATAGGTTCAATCATAATATCACTTGCGTGAACTATCAGTTCCGACATAATATGTACCTACAGTTCAATTTGAGGGTTAACAAATGCAACCTAAGAACCTTGGCGACATCATCAAGCAAATCCGTGTACCGGTGGTGGCGAAGGCTTGCGGGCGCACTCCCCGCGCTATCTACAAGTGGATTAACAGCGGTTGCCTGCCGCGTACCGATTACACCGGCGAAACAGGTTATGCGTCCAAAATCGCAGCTGCATCTGGTGGTCAGTTTACCGAGAACCAGATCCTTGAAATCAGTAAACCAAAAGCCGCTTAACGGCGGCCATAACCAATTACATGAGAGGAAGTATCGCAAATGGAAACCTTAACGACACGCAACAAAGCGGAGGCACGACGAATTGAGAGTTGGGTGCAGC